CCAAGAAATACGAAAATCCCAAGAAATTTCAGAAACCCCCAAAAAAAGTTCAAGATTCTTTAAATTTCAAAAAGGGTCCCTTATTCAGGAACCCCTGATAAAAATAAAAAATTTTTCAAAAATTTCAATGTAGGTTTACACCGTATACATAGTATATTAGATAATAATAATTTTGAGATAGAATAAATACAGTTTATAATATAAATAGGTTAAACGAATACATCAGACTTTAAGAAGCTCAACAAATCAATCCACAAAGTTATAAGAGAGTTACAAGAAAAGGGCGGAAATTCTTTAAACGATCATTTAACAGATTACCACAAATAAGAGATAACATGTTACGTTTCAGAAGATATATACAATTATGGGAAGGAAGAATAGAATTTTTGAAGAGAACTTCTGGAGATATCAATTCATCACACGATACAACAGGCAAGTATAGATCATCATCCGACATAATAGATCATTTTGCAGAGAGATCAGATCCATCAGCTAACAAGCAATACACTCAGTGGATAATCAACAAATACAAGACGAGAATTAACAGAGACGGAAGCACAATACCAGGACAATTTCGTCAAGAGGATCATTCCAGAATAAGAACAGCACTTGAGGGATTTGATACATATAAAGAATTATTGCCACATAAAGATATTAACAGATACCAGAGTATTCACGATTTAGAAAGTGCATTAGAGCCACATTTAGGAACAAAGAAAAAAATTATCAACGAATCAACAAGAAAAGTTAGCGAAATTAGAGGGAGCAGATAAGATACACGATGATTCTGATCTTTCTGTAATACATATGAAAGATCATAATGCTGCAAGACTATATGCTGCAGGAACAAAATGGTGTACATCTAAACGACCAATGTTTGATTTGTATAATCAAGATGGGCCATTATATTTTATACACGATAAGAAGAGCAACAAAAAATACCAATTACATTTACCATCAAAACAATTTATGGACGAATTAGATAGACATGAAGATTTGAAAGAATTTGCAGATAGATTTCCTCAACTTAAGAAAATTGATCATTGGAAGAATGATGCAAAGGCAAATTTATCATTTGGACAACATTTATTAGAGCCTCACGAGAAAGACAAGATAGTAGATAAAATTATAAACTCAGGAACAGTAGACGAGAAAAAAATATTAGGATACTATTTACCAGAAACTTTAGATCGTTTAGTTAAAGATAAAAATCCAGAAGTAAGAAAAAATATTATTAGAAATGCACCAAATCATATATTAGATACATTATCAAAAGATCCATCAGATTCAGTAAGAGCTAGAGTAGCCCAAATATCATTAAGACATGCAGAGCAGTTATTAGACGATCCATCTATAAATGTAAGAAAACAAATTATAGATAATCATGATAAATATATACAACATTATATGAATGGCGATAATAAAGAATTAAGATCATATGCTATAGAAAAACAATTAAGATCTGACGATTCAAAAATAAGTGATGAAATAGCCAAAGAACATATTACTCCACATAATCTAGTAAATTTTTATCATAAATTATCACCATCTATGAAAACTAAAGCATTAGATTCTATTACATCAGAATCACCTTTATATGATATCCCTGAGATTAAGGCAGAAGATATAGCAAAACGAGTAATAAAAACAAACCATCCTTCTATTGAACATTTTATTAATCATAGACCAACAGATTTAAGCCGAATAACATCAAACATTTCTATATTAAAGAAAATAGTAGATAAGAATACAGGGGATCCCTGGAATTTAAGTTTCGGCATAAAAGCTTTAATAAAAGCAGACAATAAAAACGCACAAGAACATATAAACAAACATTATGGTAATTTTAGTGATAAAGGTTCCATGAGAAATTCAGGTATACCATTAAGAACAAATAATCCAGATCATCATCTTGATTTAGTTCAAAATCAATTTTATCATAAAGACTTAATAAGAAACCCTCATGTATCAGAATCTATTAAAAAGGGTATGGTAAAACAAGCATTAAATAATGGTGATGATTGGATTTATCAAAAGGCACATGTATTACCATATATAACAAATTCAGAAGATATTGATAAAATGTGGAAAAACAGACACAATACAAAAGGGTTTTTAATTAAAAACCAAAAATTCGTACATGCAATACACGATCATCCTTACGTTTCTGCAGCAACAAAAGATGCAGCAGCTAAAACAATAGAAAAATATAGACCAGGCAACGAAAAATTTGCAGAAAGACCAAAAACCCCTCGTCGGCCATCATGGAGACAATTAAGTTTAAGACGCCTTAGAGATGAAGAATAATTGACAGATTTTAGATAGAGTTTTTAAGTCAGCTATCTACCAGCAGCTTCACGGATAAGTTTCATGATATCAATTTTTTCTTTAGTATCAGATACATTTGATGTAAAATTTTTCAAGATATTATTTGCTTCTTCTTTAGAAGAATAATAACCAGTATATTCTCCTTTAGAATTCATAGTAGAATCTCTCCATACACCATCCGGATGAAGATATTCCTTTGTTTGAGGATTAGAGACATACCATCCAAAATCAACATTTTTGCCAATGTGATATTTCATATCATTACCCTCTACCAGCAGCTTCACGGATAAGTTTCATGATATCAACAGATTGTTTTTGAGAATACAATTTTAAGTTTTTTTTAGAAATATGAACTACACCATTATAATATCCTGGAGTTTCTAACAAAAATTTTTCATACATAGGAGATTGACCAAGAACTCTTAATTTCTTTTCAGAAAGGTTTTCATACCACAGAACAAAATCAGGATCCCATATAGGATTCATATGTACTATAGTAACCCAATCATCTAGTTTAAAGAGATTACTCATGTTTACCTCATTTACTTACTGATGTGTTATTTTATCTATAGACATTAGATTCATAAACATTAATGGGTAATTATTTTTTCTTTCAAATATAATATAAGAATTACCAACAAACCCTTTTATCACCAATTGTTTATTATTATTATACCAAACAATAAATTCTGGGTGAAACCCTTCTAAATTCTTTAGAATTACAACATCACCAATTCTAAATATAATATTATCAGAAGGATCCACATATTTAAATAGTATTTCTTCTGCAGTTTCTTTAGAAGAATATTTACATAAATAATCTTTCCAAATACCATTTTCGTGAAAATATTTTTTATTTTCACTAATAATATACCAAAAATCATCTTGATATTTTATATAAATGTTCATGGTAACACCTATACTTTTATATCTTTAAGAGCATTCGTTACTGCTAATGAAACACTAGCAGATAATGTTGTTTCTTTCAAATGTAATAATGCAGTTATTATAATATCTATATGAGTTATAAGCGGAGTATCAGATCCAACAGGACCAGTAGATCCAACAGGACCAATAGATCCAACAGGACCAATAGATCCAACAGGACCAATAGATCCAACAGGACCAATAGATCCAACAGGACCAATAGATCCAACAGGACCAGTAGATTCAACAGGATCAACAGAACCAGCAGGTTTATTTTTATTAATAATTTCTTGTAAAGCAGCTATAGTTTTCGGAGAAAGCCCAACTTGAGATCTGTAATCCTGTATTTTTTCTTCGTAAATAGTAATACTAAAACATCCATGAGATTTAAGCAAATTTAAAACAGCTTCTTTTATTGTAAGATACGTTTTACCACGCCATCCTAATGAAGGATATTCTGCAACCCATAAACCGTCTATATAATATACTAATACTTTAGATTGTATCAATACATAAGATGGATGAGATGCATCAACATAAACTGTGCGGAATTTTTCGCTGTTCTTACTCATGGATATGTCCCCTCTTTTTTAGATGGTTGTCCAATATTCCATAATGATATCAGCGATATCATCAAAGGTATGATTATTATCATTATATTGCCAAAGATATTTTTGAGTGTATGGTATTAACCCTTCACTAGTTTTTATTCCTGCCCATACTTGAACACTTTCTGGTAAATATCTTAGTTCCCCATCTATAGTATATATATCTTTATCTAGATCAAATTTATAATATTTCAGTTCTTTAATAGGAACTCCATGTTCTTTAGCTAATTCACAAAGAACACCGAGACAACAATATCCTTTATTTGTTTTCAGATAACCCCTAATTTGTTCATATTTTCCTGAACTCAGAGTATCTGCCCACAATTTTGCTATCTCATATTTCATTGTTTAGCCCTCGTAAGTTTATCAAACAGAGAATAGATTAACACCAGATATTTTTCTGGTATTTCTTCTATTCCATATTCTGCGATAAATTTATCAATGAATTCTTTACAAGAACGAGAGGTATCTAAAAAATCTAAAATTTTTTCTACGTTCATAACACAATACTCAATGCATAGTAATTTTAGAACGTTTTTCTAAACAATACAAGATAACTAATATATCTTCTTCTATAGATTCACCATATGTATCACGGAAAGTAGTAATAAAATTTTCTACAGAATAACATTCTTCTAACATACAGCGTATATTTTCTATAATAAGGCTTGTAGTTTTTACATAGGCTTGGTTTATTTTCCTCATTTTTCCCCCTTCATATTTTGAAAAGGTTTCAAGGAGAACGATTAAATTCTCCTTGAAACTAGTTTCGCTCATGAGAGTACGGAAAGTATACGCGCCCTCAATTATATAATATACTAGGAAGGGGTACAAGTAAAGTATTTTTTATCTTTTCAAATATTTTTATAATTTTTTTCTATAATATTCGCTATTTGTTTAAACGATTTACCATTATCATTTAATTCTGTCAGACAATATTCTGTTTTGTTATTACTTTCAAACACACCATTAATATTTCGCATACCAGCCCATTCTTTCACTTTTTGTGGTAACAGAGCAAGTTCTTTATCATAATAACAAAATATTCTATGATCAGAAATAATATTTTCATTATAAATGGATTTAGTATTAGTATCAAATTTAGTTTGAATATTAATAGATTTAGACTTAGTAGCTAGATCACAAAGAACACCAAGACAACAAAATTTATTATCCTTATTAAGATATCCTATTCCTTGTTTATATTTTCCTGAACGAAGTGCTTTTACCCAGCGGTCTGCTATTTTCTTTTTCATCACAATTTCTCCCAATTATTTTCAATAATATTCGCTATTTGTTTAAACGATCTACCAATATCATTTAAATTTGTTAAAGAAATACTGCGTCCTTTTGAATCGATAAATTCTCCTCTTTGAGAGGACATACCAGCCCATTTTCGTACAGAATCAGGAAGAATTTCAGTATAAGTATCATAAGAAGTCACTAATTCTTCGTCAAATTCTTTATTTACAATACCTTTTTTAGTAGCTAATTCACAAAGAACACCGAGACAACAGAATTTTTCTTCAATATTCAAATTTCCTCTTCCTTGTTTATATTTTTCTGAACGAAGAGCTTTGACCCATTTATTTGCGATTTCTTTTCTCATTATCCTGTCACTATCAAATTGTTACGAATTTCATTAAACGAGTATAATTTTGTTGTCACACCATTTTCGAATACTTTTACTAATGACCCGGTATATGTACCATCAGAAACAACAGTTTTATATTCATTATTTTCTTGTATTAGTGCTAATCTTCCTTTTTTAGAAACTTTATTTTGAGAAGTAACTGGCGATTTATAAACATCATTCCAAGTTTCATTAATTTTAATAGCAGAACATTTAATAGCAAACTGACAAGTATCTCTATTTACTTGTTGTAGAAGACCACCACCAGAACCAAACGCCAAATTATCAATAGACCAACCAAGATTAGTTAATTCGTTCATAATAACATTAATACTTTCGAACGAAATACCATCACCTTGAATCAATCTAACTTTATCATTAAGAACTTTAAACCCTTTAGAATTTACATATCCTCCAAATTTTTTGTATAGAATATCTAAACATTTAGATAAAACATCAACAGGATTACCAGAATCAGGCCTAATAATCAAAACACCATTTCTAGCTAAAACTTTATCTTTAAGAAGATCCCCCCATATATTGTCACAAGCATTAAAGATATCATAAGAATCTGAAACAACAGCCACCATTCCTTCAGGATATTGAACAAGCATATTTTTATACGCTTTAGCTTCATTTTCTTTGCCCCAAGAAGTAATAGTAGAATGTTCTGCAGCAGGAATAGAATTTCCACACATTAATGGCGGACTAGTATTACTATAATACATCAAAGGCAACAGAAATCCTGGTGAAGTATCTGTACCTTTAAAAGATAGTAGATGTGCAGCACCACCAATACCAGCAGATTCTAGAGATGTAGATCCACGAAACCCAAAATCATGTAATTTATAATCTATAGATTCTGGTGTTCCAGAATTATTAAGAAAATCTAGAATATTTTTACGCATGTAATATGATTGTGTTGCTATGGTAGTAGGATACCATATTTGCATTAATAATGTTTCTAACCAATTAGTCAACCAAGGCACTTTAGGATCAGTATTTTGTATTGTCATTAAGACATTTTTATTATTAACCACAGTACCTTCAGGAACTGCATGAATAACTACAGGAAGATTGCCTCCATGTGTTTCACATATATGTAACCATCCATCATAATTAAACAAATCAGCACCAAAATGCTGTTTCCAAACAGCTCTTGCGTAATCTATTTCATCCACAGTAATTGGTTTAATAAGATGTTTTAATAAAATATATTGTAAACCAAAAAACACAGTTTTATCAAATTTTCCACCACGAGATTCTAAGTAAGAATAAACATTAGTGGTACCAGGAGGATATTGTTTCCAATGAGAAACTTTATACGAATCTGTTAAAAGGGCTATATTATCCATAATTAAAACTCCAATCCAAGCATTTTCAAAAGTTTATGGTGAACAGGAACAATAATTTTATGTATATCTGTTTGCCATTTCATCCAAGCTAATTCAGCTAAATCATCCGAAGCTTTCGGTTTGCCAAAATTATAATCACAAATAAACAATGAAGTTATTATACAATCATTTGTTTTTTTATATCTCCAATCGTCCATTTTTGCTGAACCATAATAAGCCCATCCTGATGTTTCTATCAATCCTACTTCTTCTCTAAATTCTCTTTTAGCAGCATTAATAAACGAATCATCTACTGTGGAATCAAAAAAACCACCAGGAAATCTCCATAAAGATTCATCAGGTTTTCTACCTAACAATACTGTATTATCTTTTCTATTAAAACAAGCAATATCAACTGTAGGATAAGATATAGGTGGTCTGTTCATTATAGAATGAATTATTCCTTCTCTGAATTCAAGATACAATGGAATTCTAGTTTTTAACTCTTGACGAATTTCTGAAGAAGAAACAAAATAATCTTGTTGAATATATTGTGTTTTAAACACTCCTGTATAATTCTTAATAAAAGAATCTCTAGAACCATAAAGAATGACTTCTTCGGCTTTATCAACTTTTTCTTTAATAAGATCGTCTAATTTTTTAGACCATAAATTATCATCAGGAATATCTTTAAGAGGATATATTTGTATGTTTTTACTAACAACTTTCCTTAAGGATTCAATATACCTATTAATTAGAATTTTTCTAACTTCAAAACTTAATGGATCTCTATTATTAGGAAGAGCAGGAGAAACGCCTAGAATAAAGATAACTTTTTTATGCTTTTCTAAAACTTGATTGATAAAGCTTTTATGACCATTATGTAAATATGGGGTTTGAAATCTAGCAACAATAACACCAACGTTCATATTTTATATCCTTTTTCAATATACCCTTCAATATAAGGATATCATACCCTTCAATATAAGGATATCAATATTATAAATCAACATTTAATTACATAAAAGTTCTTTTTTATGTAGATTGATAAAAAAGAACTTTACTGGTGTTTTAACGATTAGTATAATACTACTGTTAGGAAAATGAATAATAGGATTAGTAAATGAAACATCTAATAACATTACGGGATATAATCAACATCTATCATGCTGGATTTGATGCTTCTATGTCTAAAACAGACATATATGATAATTTAGTAAGAGTATTAAAAGATATATATAATCAAACTCCTACTGTAGAGATAGAAAAATGGTTAAAAGATGAGATTAACAAACAAACAAACAATAAGAACAAATAATTATAAAGCCAGATATTTTTCTATAAAGAAAGACAGAAAACAAGGGTTAATAGTTACATCTCCTAGAATAGATTGGTCTTCTTTATCAGAGGAAGATCAGAGAATACAATGGGGACATAATATAAATTATCTTTGGGAATGTGAAAAAGAGAAAATATTTTCCAGAGAAGATATATTACCATCCTATTATAAAGTATTAGAATTAGCGAAATTTTCTTCACAAGACATTAGTAAAATACGATCATTAAAAGAATATCATATACCATTTTCAGTATTATCAGCAGGATTTTTAATATTACATGGATCTAGTAAATATAAACCAGGATTAGTATATTTTCTTGAAACATCTAAGAGACTAGTTAAGCTAGGATCTACAAATAAAAAAACAGAAAGCAAGAAAGAATTAGTTTCCATTAAAGATTCACCATTATCTTTATTAATAGACGAGATAATGGGACTAGAAGATTTAATGTTTAAGAAAAAAATCAATTGGCCTATTTGGATTGATAATAGAAATATAACTAAAGATTTAGCACAACAAGTAATAAAATTCTATATACCAAGAATAAAAGAAGTTGTAGAGATACGTAAGGGTACATGTGAACAATTGAATGAAGCATATAGAAATTATAATAATAAACAAAAAATACATATGTTATCTTGGTATACAGAATTTTTAGAAAATTTCAAGAAAATAGATAAAGTTATTGAAAAGAAACAGAGAATTCGTAAATCAAGAGTAAAGACATCAGACAGATTAGTGAAAAAATTAAAATACACTAAAGAATTTTTAGATTATAAATCAATCAATCCTGAGAAGATTATAGGTTCAGAGATATTATGGTGTTACAATGTTAAAACACGTAAATTGATATACTATCAGGCTAAAGACGGGTATACTTTGTCTGTATCAGGTGCTAGTTTAACTAATTGGGATAATAAGAAATCTTATAGTAAAACAATTAGAAAACCTGAGATACAGATAAAGGAATTATTAGAGAGAGGTAAGAAATTAATGTTAGGATATTTTTCGAGCATTAAATCGGTTAATTCTACAGTTTCCGGAAGAATTAATAGTGATATAATATTACTTAGAGTAACATAGCTTCATATTACAACGAAAATTATCCCAAAGAAAGGATAATTTACGATCAAATAATCAAGGTATACAATCCTGAGTATAAATGGTTAACATTTGATCAAGAACTAAAAATAGAACAACAAGTATCCGGAAACGAATTAAATATAGAATTTTTATTAGAAAAAACTATGTCTTATGTAGGAAGATTAGAACAATCTAATATAAATGGAGAAGATTTTCTAGATAATTCAGAATGTAAAACTGCTACATTAAGGCAATTAAGACCTTTTGAACCAACAGACAATAGATACAAAGCTACAATATATGATATATTTAGAAAGAAAGATTTAATTAGAACTGTTATATACAATAAACCTATGAACAAATTAGATTTTTTTCTTTTTAGGTTATCTGAAATAGGATTTTGTAAAATTAAGAGTACAGACTTAAATATATGTTATAATTTGAAAAAAGATAGATATGGAAAATTTGACAGATACAAAGTAGAAACATTTGAGGAATTATGCAAAAAGAATATCGTATAAGAGATAAAAATCATTATTATTGTGTATTTTCTGTAAAAGATAGTATATACGACAAAGAAATATCTACATATAAATTAGCGATTAAATATGTTAATCATATTAAAAAACAGTGTTTTATATATTCACCAAATAAGGTGATAGTTGGTAAATACGACAATCAATATTTTCCTGTAAATTAATATGAGATATTCCTTTTTGGAATAGCTTTTATATATAAGTATATATGTAAACAACGATAGGAAAATAAATATATGAGTATAGAAGAGATAATATCAGGATTTTTTATAGGAAGTTTGTTTGTATTTTACTTATATGTGGTATATAATAAATCTGAATATGATAAAATGATGGATCAATATGAAAATAGAAAAGAAAGTTATTATAGTTGATATAGATGGTACGATATCTGATTCAGATCATCGTATACATTATATAAGAACAAAACCGAAAAACTGGAAAAAATTTTTCGAAGAATCAAAACACGATCCAGTATATCAAGATGTATACTGGATCATTAATTTGTTACATTTAACAGGTAATACAGTATTATTTGTTACAGCAAGGCCTGAATCAGAAAGAGAACAAACAATACAATGGTTAACTAAACATGAATTAATACAAAAATCAGAAAAACTCTATATGAGACCTAATGGAGATTATAGAGATGATTATATAGTTAAAAAAGATCTTTTGAACGAAATAAGAGAAGATGGTTATGACCCATTTTTAGCTTTAGACGATAGAGAAACAGTTGTTAATATGTGGAGAGAACAAGGTATTTATTGTTTTCAAGTAAGAGGTCCTGTATTATGATAAAATACTACAAAGGGAATTTGTTTTTAGACTATCCTAATCCTATAGTTCATGGATGTAATTCAAAAGGAGTAATGGGTTCAGGATTTGCTAAAGAATTAGTAACTAAATATCCAGAAATATATGATGGTTATAAAAATTTTTGTGCATCTCCTAATGTTTTAGGAAAAATATATGTTTCTGAAACAAAAAGAGGAACATATATTTTTAACTGTATAACACAAGAAAATTATGGTAAAGATGGTAAAAAATATGTATCTTATGATGCAGTAGATTCTTGTTTTTTTACTATAAAGCATTTAATGGAACCATTGAACTTTAATAAGATACATATGCCTAAAATAGGAGCAGGGTTAGGTGGTGGTAATTGGGATATAATATCTGCAATTATAGAATCTCATATGAAAGATTATATGGTTTGTGTATATGAATTATAAATTTCCCATAATCACAGATATTCAACAAATTCGGGAGGCTATTAAAGGTAGACCTGAATTTATTGAGTTACACAGAGGCGATCATATAATTTTTAATTATTTGGTCGTCAATGAACATACATTTCCTCCTATTGTTTCTGAAAAAGAGGCGATACTTAGAGAATGTAGGGGTTTAGTGTTTGATAATTCTGGGAAATTAATATCTCGTAGATTTCATAAATTTTTTAATTTGAACGAAAGAGAAGAAACACAATCACATTTTATAGATTGGAATACTGAACATATATTATTAGAAAAACTAGATGGATCTATGATTACACCTTTATTGTTGTCTAGAGGGTTAGAATGGGCAACTAAGATGGGTGTTACAGACATTGGAATGAAAGTAAAACAATTCATAAACAAAAATTTAGAACATGATTATATCACTTTTGCTTATGATTGTGCAAGTTGTAATGTTACGCCTATTTTCGAATATATAGCACCAGATAATCGTATTGTAATCAATTACAATACAGAACAATTGATTTTATTAGCGATCAGAGATAATATAACTGGTGATTATAGATCGTATAGGAAAATATGTCAAGCGGCTTCTCTATATAATATTCCATATGTGCAAAAAACTAAGGCTTCAGTATTAGAAACTAAAGAATTAGAAAATATAGAAGGTGTTGTTGTTTTATTTAATGATGGACATAAGATAAAGGTAAAATCTGATTGGTATGTTAGAATACATAAAGCTAAAGAAAATTTATTGTTCGAAAAAAATGTAATAAAAATGATATTAGAGGAAAAAACCGACGATATTATTCCTATGCTCCCTGAAGAAGATAAAAATCGTTTAAAAGTGTATACCACAGAATTAATAAATAAGATAGACGATCATACAACTAAATTATCTCTAATATTAGATAATTTAATAAAAAATTCTAGTAAAAAAGAATTTGCATTAAATCATGCTGGTAGTTGTTCACCATTGTACAGAACTATTATTTTTAGTTGTTGGGATAGACCAGAAAATATTAGACAACAAGTAATAGATTATATTTTAAAAAATACTAGAACACAAAAAGAAGTAGATTTAATCCGTCATTATATAGGAGTTAAGTGGTAGATGACAATACAAGATTTATTAGATAAAGTTAGTGAAGCAGGAGTATCTTTGTGGGATTTAAAAACTTATGGATTTTCTATAAAAGATGAAGATGGCAATACATACAGAGTATCAGACATTAAGATTGATGAAAATAATAAAAAAATCAAAATAAAGATAGAATAAAGAAGATTTATTTATATTAAGGAATAAGTTATAATTTACGAGATATAGAAGGGTTTTAATATGAAAATTTTTTATATGCTTGTAGGATTACCAGGAGTAGGTAAAACTACTTGGATAGATAAAAATTTGTCTTTTATACCAAGTATAATATCTACTGATGATATATTAGAATTATTGTCTGTTAGATATGGAATGACATACAATCAACTATTTGATCCTGTTACATATTCTTTTGCTGAAAAGATGATGTATAAAATAGCAGAGTATTATTTTGTTAAAAATGATCCTATCATTATATGGGATCAAACAAATTTAACTAAAAAAATTAGAAAAAGAAAATTAGATATTGTACCAGACACATATATTAAATACTGTGTGTATTTTCCTCCTCCTGACAATCATATGGAAAGATTATCTAATAGAACAGGGAAAACTATACCAGACAATATTATAGAATCTATGAAAAAAAGTTTTGAGATGCCTTTTAAAGACGAAGGATTTAGTGAAGTTATTATAGGATATACATAAAAAGATTTATTATCTATAATAAATATAGGGTATAATAGAATTATAAGGGATAATCCTTATAATCATATATCGTTGAAGTTATCAACGAAAAGTTCGGACAGCGGGGCAGTACCGCTCGTCTCCACCAACAGCATACTACTTGGGAATCAAGGTGGTAACCAGCCCATTCGTGACTCCACCCTTAATCGAATGAGTACGATAGCCCAGGAGCGTGGCTAGGAAAGTTTGAAGTAGTATGTTGTTGCTGGGGGCGAAATAGGATCGACGAGCTTGGAAGAGGTAATGGAGATATCCCGTGCAAACTGGGTTAACGTAAGAAAAGCAACAAGTGCAAATGATAATGCACCTATGGAAGAATTCGCACTAGCTGCGTAATCTTCTTGGGTTTGGCGGTTTTCCTCGAAACAGAAAAACCGCCTCTCAAAAGGAGTGTATTATGAACTTAAATCTAGAGCCTATTATGTATATTTTAGCCGGACTAACCATAATAGTAGTATGTTTAGGAGTTATAGCAATTTTAAAATAATTGTAAATAGTACGAGTACGAAAGAGGCAGCCTTTTTGGCAAAAAGGCTGCTATTTTTATTTAAGAGGTAATATGAAAGTTTTGTTACAAAATGCAGAACTTTTATTATGTAAAAAATTAGGAACAGATACTTTAAAGGTTTATGTTGAATTAATTGAAGAAAAAGAACAATATAGGTTTGAAGAGTTTTTCTTTACAATAAATGATACATATATCGAAAAAGATATAACTTCTATTGGTGTTTTATACAAGATATTTTGTTGTGTCAAAGAATCTTTAATAGATTATATAGAAAAAAAGATATTGACAAAAATTGAAGATGGGTATACAATAAACCTATATATTGAACCTTATGGTAATAAAAAACAATCAAAATTTCAATTGTATAAAGCATACTTAGAAAAAATAGCAAAAAAATATAAATGTTCCTTATACGAACATGATAAAGGTTATGTATTAAGTTTTGATTTAGAATAAATATATGTATATCTTAACAATAGGAGATACATATGTTAAAAGGATATAGAACTTATATTATTGCAGCATTAATGGCAGCTTTTGGTGTTATGGCTACATTTGATTGGATTAGTGTATTTAATGATCCTAAAGCAGGAATGGTGGTATTATTTCAAGCATTAGTTATGGCTGTTTTAAGATCAATCACAACAACTCCTCCAGGTGAAAGCGAAGAACCAAAAGTATTAACAGAAGACAAATAATTTATGTTTAGTTCTTTATGGGTAATGATTCTAAGTATTGCCAGTGGAGTTGTAAAATTCGCTGGCAATATGATGGAATATTTTAAAACTCAACAAAATATTCAAATTGGCAAACAGCTACAAGATGCTGAAATTAAGGCTAAAGAAGCAGAAATTGCCCTTAAACAAGCAGAAATTTTAGCACAACCTAAAACTAAAGAAGAATTAGAAAAACAGTTAAATGATGGGAAATTTTAATGAAAATATTGATTGTACTGATTGGATTTGTAATTACTGGATGTTCTAATTTATTATTAAATAATCAACAAGCAGCTGAAATAGTTTTACGTAGATGTCCACCATTAGTAAATTATACAGAATTACAACAAAAACAAGCCTTATTAGAAATAAGAAAATTGCATTCAGATTCGCAAATATTAGCGATGATTAATGATTATTCTAAATTAAGAGAAGCTTGTAAAGTTTACAGATCAAAATTAAAACAAATAGCTAAAAAAAGATAATTATGTTTTCTGAAGAAATTGAAAAATATAAATTATCTAAAAACATAGATAGTTATATAGAAACAATAATAATGTTTTGTATTGAAAAAAATATTGATTTAGAATTAATAGGTCATCAGTTAAAAACAAATCAAAATTTAAGATCTAAAATTCAATTAGAAGCAGAAGATTTAAATTTCCTAAAAAAGGGCGCAAGATTGCCAATATGAAAAAATTAAGAGAGATATTACCTGAAGGAGCAGTAATTCACTTTCCTGGAAATTTTAGAACCACTAAACCTTCTCCAGATTTATTATCTCATCAAAAAATCTCTTCAGAATTATCTAATGTGGTTAATAAAGATTATGATAGATGGCATCATGATGATTTAAGAATAAAAAATTCACTGTCACATTCTATAGAATCTATAGCTCATCATATAGCTTTTAGTGCTAAAGATTTTTATGACGATACTAATCATGATGATTATAATCGTAGAAAAGGAATAGCTAATCAACATTATAGAGATAACAAAGCTTCTATAGATACACATATATCTGATACATTATCAAATTTAGATAAATTACATAATAGAGCAACAACAGGAAAATTTGTTTCTGATAGAGAAAGACTTAAATCCATTAGTGATATACAAAATGCAAAAGAACATTGGGCTAGAGTAAGAAATTATTTAAATGGAAGAATTTGAGGCGTACAAATTATATTTATGTTTAAAACAACATTTTGAAGGAAAGTATGATTATTTTAAATATAATGGTAAAATTAAAGCAAACAAAGATTCGTTTTTAAAACGTAAAGATAGAATTTTCTTTCAAAAATTAGCAAAACATAAAAATCTTAGAAATTTTTTAGTTGCTAATTTTATAGAAAATAGTAAAATATGGGTACGTGATTTAGCTTATTCAGAGCAAGCAGAACAAACGTACCAAAAATGGCTTAAAAAACAACAATCTATAACATATATATTTAAACAAGATATTGAAAAATTAGATAATAAATTTGATATTTTGTTCGTTGTAAAAAACAACGAACACCCAGAACTTTTCAAATCATATTTGGCTAGTGATATAACTATAGAAACTTTATGTATATTATTAGAGATTTCTAAAGCCAAGCCATATTGGGATAAAAAATTAAAATATGATTTAGTTTGGGAAGAATATAGTAAGCGAATAGAAAAATATTCGCCATTCATAGAATATGATAAAGATAAAATAAAAAATATAATCTTTTCATATTTTGTTCCTAGCGAAATATATGCGCCAGGATAAATACAATGGGCGATATACGTGGCCCATATAACTTAATATAAACAATACAATAAATATGGAGAAAATATGGACTTTTCACAATTAAAATCTCTTTCTGGTAAAAAATCATTAGATGTATTAAACGCAGAACTATCTAAAATAATTTCAGAATCTGTACCTAAAGGTGTTGATGATAGATTTTGGACAGCTACAGTAGATAAAGCTGGAAACGGTTATGCAGTAATTCGTTTTTTACCTGCACCAAAAGATGAAGATATTCCTTTTATCAGAATATTTGATCATGGGTTTCAAGGGCCTACTGGATTATGGTATATTGAAAAATCCCTAACAACTTTAGGCAAACCAGATCCAGTATCTGAATATAACACAAAACTTTGGAATTCAAATTCTTCAGACGATTCTGCAGAAAGAAAAAAAGTAAGAAAACAAAAACGTAGATTACATTATATTTCGAATATATATGTAGTTCAAGATTCTGCAACTCCTGAAAACGAAGGCAAAGTATTTTTATATTCTTATGGTAAAAAAATATTTGATAAGCTTAACGAAGCAATGAATCCACAATTTGCTGATGAATTACCAATGAATCCTTTTGATTTATGGTCTGGTGCTAATTTTAAATTAAAAATTAGAAATGTTGAGGGTTATAGAAATTATGATAAATCAGAATTTGATAAACCAGCACCTTTATTAGAAAATGATGATAAATTAAAAGCAATTTGGGAAAAAGAATATTCGTTAAAAGAATTTCATAATCCTTCTAATTTTAAATCTTATGACGAACTTAAATCACGATTAATTAGAGTATTAGATACAGAAGAAGTGCACATAACATCTAAACCAATACCTTCTGCAGAACCTGTACAACAAAAAGCTGTTTCTGCTAAGAAGGAACTGGAAGTTCCTTCTTCTGATTTAGTTGATGACGATGATTCTATAGAATTTTTTAAAAGTCTAGCAAATTAAACATGAAGACCTTCTTTTCCTTGTTTCCAATAATTTAAAATTGATGGAGCCCAAGGATTATTAGGTCTTGATGGATTAAAAAACGCATCTTGCATTGGCTCCGCAGCTGTTGGTTGTGGAGCCGATTCATTTTGAGCAGATGGTTGTGGTGTCGGAGCAACAGGTAAAGGTGGAGGTATAGTCATCACACGAGGCCCTGGTGATGGAGGAGGAGGCGGCGGGGTTGCTGGTTGTGGTGATTTATCAACAACACCATCGTTTAGAAACGCAGGTGGTCTTATAAAAGAATCTTCTTCTGTAGAAGGTGGTCTTAAAATAGGAGTTTCTTCTTTTGGTATAGGTTTAGAAGGAGAATTATCTTCTAAAATTTCTTTTGAACCATCATCATATTCTTTTCCAGGTTCTTTTATTTTATTATCTTTTGGATTAGGGCCTTGTTCTTCTTTTTGTTTTTTTGGTGGATTTCTATAAAAGTCATATTGATGAATTTTATGTCTAGATTTAATACTTCCTTGATTGCCACTAATAGATCTAAAATTACCTTTGCCATCTGTGCCTTCTACAATATTAACATGACTTCCTGTTTTTCCAGTAGTACCAGGACCTCTACGTCCAGAAAATTCAGGTTTTCTAACAGCAATATCTCCTGGTTGTGGAGTGTCTACTTTTTGACCAAAATTTCTCCAATTTGACGCTACTTGAGGATTTTTAGGAGGAGTTCCACCTGCAGCTGTAACAACAGCTGCAGCAAAATCGCCACACCAAGCACTATTTTTAGGATATCCTTGATCTCTCATAAATTTAGATAACGCTTCAGGACCAAGTAAAGCAACTTCTTTAGCTTTTGTTAATATATCTTCTGGCACACCAGAAGTAGAAGGTAATTTAGAAGTACCAGTATTATTTTCTTTTCTAGCAGCTTGTTTTCTACCTTCATATTCTTCAGGAGACATAGAATATTGTATAGCATCTTTGTGTTCTCTACGAAATCTATTTTGTATACTAGATTTCATTTTATCGTTTAATGTAGATAAAGACCCGACATATTTTGATCTAGCATCGTATATAGAATCTAATTGTTGTTGTGGTGTTTTACCAACACCATTTGCAGCTGCTTGATCTAATATTTTTTTTGCTTTTCTATGTTGAATAGACATAGAAAATAAAGCTTCTTGTATTCCTCTATTATTTACATCAAATCCTAATTTTTTAGCATGTTCTAATAAAGGATTATAATGTGTTCTTGCCAAGAAGTTTTTTTGTGCACTACCAAATTCTTTGCCTTTTTCTCCTGCAATTTTTTTATAAACTTCATTAAATTGTGGAGTTCCAGGAGTTAACCCGTGAAACGCAGAGGCAAACGGAGCTCCTTCAGGACTACGTAAAAATGCACCCATAGAATATTGTGTAGATAATTGGTGTTTACCATAAGATTGACCACCAGGATCATCTTTTCCAGAAGATATAAACCCTACTCCACGACCACCAGATTCATATTTTTCAGATAATGCTCCTAATTCATTTCTTTGTTCTTCAGTAAGCGGCACATTTCCATACATAGCACCTCTTTGACCAATACCTGCTCCATTTGCTGGTCCTCCTTGACTAGGAACATTATCTATTTGAGGAGAAATTTTTGATATATTTGGATTAGGTTGGCCATCAGGGCCTAATACTTGAGAACCCATCCCTTTCATTTTATCATATTCTTGTTTAAATTTGTAACCACCATAAGCAAGACCACCAAGACCAATAGCCGCCTTTCCTAATCCAAGAATTCTTTGGACAGGTGATAATCCTTTAACTAATCCAAATGCTCTTGCTAATCTACTAAAAAAAGAATTAGATTGTTGTCTATTATTACGGTTTCGTTCGTTTCTACTACCTCCACCATCATTGCCACCACTATTGCCACTACCACCACTTGTACTACTTGCAGCAGCAGCTTGAGAAAGAACAGTTATAGTTTGAGTTAATTTTTCAATGCTTCTAATAGTTCTAGATTGCATTTCTATCATAGAAGATAGAAGTTGATTAGATTGTTGAACACCTCTAGAAACACCATCAAATTTTTCGCCATGATTATTATGAGTTTCTATCGTTTTTTTATGTAGTTTTTCGAAAGCTTTAAATAATCCAGGACCAAGTATTTTTTCTAATTCATCATTTTTTTTATTTGCAACGTTTCTTAAAGAAGTTGACGAGTTTTTATCAGTTTGGTTGACTGTAGGTAATACTCTAGTTTCTCCTTTTATAGGAGGAGTACTAGGTTTCATAGAAATTCTTTGAGCTTTTATAGTATTGTTAGCCATGTTGTTTTTGTTTTTCTTCTACTTCTTTAAGATAATTAATTATCATTTGTACATATAAGTCTCTTTCAAACGGAATCATATGATTTATATCAGATAAAGTATATTTGTGGTGCTGCATTAAAGAAAAATTTGTTGAATAATAGTTATCCAAATTATTATAACGCAGCATCACATAAAAAAATCTGTTAACGTTGTTAATTCTATAATTCTTTTAGTTTGTTTAGAATTTTCATATTCTATTCTATAATATAGCTTAGGCATATTAGTTAAAAATTCGTTTATCTTTTCAAAAGATTTAACATCTAATACTTCTAAAAATTCTGAAAGTTCTTCTTTAGAATACTCTGACGCTTTATAGATAGTATCTTTTTGATAGATAGTATCTATACATTTAATAATTAAATCAAATAATGGTTCTTTACTATTATTTAAATATTCAGTATCATCATATAAAGACGCAGAAGGATATTTCATAATAATACCAGTATCTTTAGAAAGTTTAATATCATTAGATATTTTTTCTGGTTCTTTTATTTCTATTGTATTAATATCTATTTCAAAATTATATGTTAAATTATCTTCATGATCTATATATGATACTTTAACAATATTATCTACTGAAACTCCTCTAAGTTTTAAGAATATATATTCCAAATCAAAAGTAGTAAATTTGTTTATATCTATATTTTTTTCTAAACAACAATTATTGACTATTTGTTTGATAGCACTTAGATGATCAGAAGGAGAATCTGATTCTTTAGCCATCAGTAACAATTTTTCTTCCTTAACTAAAAATGGTCTAAATTTAGTATTCTTTTTAGTAGAAGGAATTTTAAACATATGTATAGGATAATCTAATTTAGGTAATGTCATTATTCAATCTCCGTCTTTTCAGTATATCTTGATACACTATTTTCTTCTCCTAGTACATCATCAGGATGTAAAGAAGAACCAACTAATGTATATTCTTTAAATGTAATAATTATATTTAATTTTAACAATTCATCTTGAGTATTCCATGATAATTCATTTTCTTTAATAGATAACGGAAATGCATCATAAAGATTAATTTTTTGTATAGCATTACCAAAATTATCATAAACAATAATTTGCATTGTGGTGGAATAATCTTGTTTATATTCATTAGCATAAGTAGGAATTCTAAATGCTTGTCTAGCATTAGCAGAATCATAACCTGTAAATTCAAAAATAGTTCTAGCCCAATTATGCCAGAATTGCCAGATATGGCCATATCCGTCAGATAGTATATTGAAGAATATTTCTTGAAATTGTGCGTTAACAGGCATTTTTTGTGTTGGACCGACACCATATCTGGATACTTCAGGCGCCAATATATTAATACTAGGAAGTCTTAATTCTTCTATACGATATCTCAATAATCTTGTTATTTCGTTTGTAGAAGTTTCGGTTCCTAAATTATCTATAGCCTTATTTAACAATATGTTTGGTGGTCTAACAAACACTTCAAATTTGTTGTTTGGTAATGTTTGATATACTGCTATATTTTCTTTAAATCTGTTTATGTTAAACATTAATATGGAGGACTTCTTCTATGGTTTCTAGGATTAATAATCCATCTTTGTAACGGTAATAATACAACTTTTTCCCAATCATTAGAATTTATTTCATGATAAGAAGATACTACATGAGCCATTAAATATCTTTTTACACAATTTCTATAACCACTAAATTGACTGTTGTATTTTTTAAGAATACCATAAGAAATATTTAATTTAGTTGTATTATCCATTTGTTGATTGTTTCTTAATGTTAATAACTGAGATAATAATGCTGCTCTGGCGACCGGAGGTAAATAGTGTAAATTTAGTCCTATAAACCCAGGGCCGTTAGGGCCGGAATAATAGTCAGTAACTATTGTTAAAGGGTACATATCAAAAAATGGCAACTTTTCTCTTGTAAGAGGATTATAGGTATATAGGTACATTTTTCCAATTTCTGGAACAGAAGTCTGTTTCATTATATTATCAGGATCAAATGTACTAGATGTAGTGCCTATTTTTAGGATTTTTTGTTTATACCAATCAAGAGCTTCTTTTGCTTTTCTAGAAAGAATAGATGCAGTAGATTTCAATAAATCAGTAAACGAAGACATTTATTTCTCCCA